CTCGTCCGTGATTACCGTCGTCGCGCCATTGAACGCCGTGGTGTTCCCGCCCGCGTCGGTGTCGTCCGTGTAGGCGTCGCTGACCTCTTGCGCGAAGAGCGTCACGGTCCCGACCATGGCGTCATCAGTATCGCCCACGCGGAAGCCCTCGAAGTGCAGGACGATCGCTTCCGCGTCGTCCCAGTCGGCCGGGATGTGTGCCTCCCCGGCGACGGTCGCGCGCGTGCTGCCGGAGTCGTTCCACCGGATCCCGAGACACGCCGACCCGACGAGCGAGAACCCGTCGGTCGTGTTGTCGGTGAACGCGGGGATCGCATCGCCCGTGCTCGCCCGGAGCGAGCCGAGCGGGACGACGAGCTCGGCCGCGGCCGACTCGGCGTCGACCTTGAGAGCACCGACCGTGGTTTCGAGGGCCGCGATGTCGTCCTCGGCTTGGAGCACGCCCGCGGCGAGACTCGCCTCCGCGCCGCCCCCGGTCGCGTAAGCGCTGGGATCGTCGAGCCCGTAGTCTACTAGCAACGCCGACGCATCGACGAGGGACAGAGGCCCGAGGCTCGGGACAGTGGGATTAGTTGCCATGGGATCAGCTCACTCCGTCCAAGTAGCGGATTGCGGTCGTGTCCTCGATCAGCACCCCTGCCGTCGAGAAATACTGGGGGACTTGCTCGCCGAAGGGCACCGGGATCGGCTGATCTTCGGTGAGCTCCGTCGGGATGATCAGGCGCGCCGTACTCTCGCCGGCGGCCATGGTCACGACGCGGCCTCCGTTGCTGGTGGCGTTAGCGAGGTTGCACTTGTGCCAGGACACGAAGCGCACGCCCGGGTGGAGCTTCCGCACGTGGTCGAGGACCGTCGCGGACGAGAACGGATGCATACGCCGCTCGAGAACGTCGTAGCAAACCTCCGGCAGGATCATGAGGTTCGCTTCCTTGATCCCGTAGGTGGCGGAGCGAACGCCCTGGATCTCGACCGCGATCTCGTCAACGAGCTCTTCGAAGGTGCCCGCGGCCCACGTGGTACCGCCGCCCGTCTTCGCGCTCGCCGTGCCGACCGCCGCGATCAGGGTCGCGTTAGTCAAGAGCCCGGGGAGCCCGTAAGCGGTCTGCAGCTCGCCGGCCGCGATCCTCTCGATGAAGCGCTCTGCCTTCGCCGCGTTGTGCCGAACCTGCGCAGCGCTCAGCGAGACACCGGACCGCGCGGCTTGCTCGATCTCGAACCGGTTATAGTTCAACGCCATACCGAAGCGGTAGACGTTGATCGTTCCGGTCGCCTTGTCGATCGTGCTGGTCGGCAGGTTCTTCTGAGAACCGTGCGACAGAAGGACCGGATCCTCCCCGGAGAACCGAAGCTCCGAGTGTTCGATCTGCATCGCCCACGAGGGGACGCTGCCGTCGACGGGGAGGACCGCGCGAGCCTTCGACGGCAGGAACGCCTGCTCCCGACTCTGGGTGATGTGAAGTAAGTCGCGTGCGAGAAGTAGAGTCATGGTGGGTTCCTATCAGGACGCGGCCGCCGGGAGGTTGATCCGAAGCTTGCAGACGCCGGCCCCGGACGAAGCGGTGACGACGCGCACATTCGGGAGGAGCGTGCACGACGCGGTGTCGGCGTCGTCGCGAACAGCGCCGAGCTGCGAGCCGCCGGCGCCGACCGCGCGACGGACGTAAACGTCGTCGGTGACGGCCATGGCTTCCTCGCACACGACCCAGATTTCACCGTGCGCCAGGACCGGGATCACGGTCGCGGCGGCGTAGTCATTCGCGGTCGTGTCGGTGGGCGGAAGCTCGCTCGCCGACCACACGGCAACCCCGAGCGCCTGCAGCACTTCGGCCGCGCTCGTCGGGACCTTGCACGTCTGAGCGGTCGTGTCCTCGCAGACGAAGACGCCGGCGGGCTGCGCCGCGGCCGTCATGTAGCCGACGGTCGGATCCCCGATGCTGGCGATCTGGCCCCGGCGGGGGGTCGTTTCCGTTCCGTAAGTCTGCATGATCAGGAGCCCTTCCCTGCGAAGGCTTCGCGGCTTCGCTTGCGGTAGATCGATTCGTTGGCGCCGTCGGCGACCGGCGCCGCGGGACCATGGGTCCGGTTGTGATCGTGCTCCACTGCGGGGGAGCCGTTCGCCAGGAACCCGTCGAGCCATGCGTCCGAGACGTCGTCGGCGATCGTGGCCTTCGGGTCCCCGTGGCGAATCGCGTCGATCTTGACCTGGCGCGGGGCCTTGCCGTCGAAGGCGTAGTCCTTCGGGAGCCGGGGCGCGATCGCCTGCCGGAACGCGAGCTCCGCGGTCACGCCATCGGCGATCGCCTTCGGCAGCCCGTCGAGCTTCTTCGCGGCCTCGACCGCCTTCGCTTCCGCAGCGGCACGCGCGCCTCGCTCCGTCTCGAGTTCCTTCGTCAAGCGCGCGTTCTCCTCCCGGAGAATCGCGGCGTCGGCGACGAGCCGATCCCGATCGGTCGTGCCGGTCGCGGCCGGCGCGGCGGGGGCGCCGGGGAGCGGCGCGGCGCCATCGTCGGCGATCAGGGTGTCATTGCTCAGTCGATCCATGTCGGTTTCCCCATCGGCGATTAGCCGGGCCTCTCGTCCCGCGCGGGCGAATCCCACGGGGCCAAGCGCTACGTGGTTTGGTACGAGCCCGCGGAAGATCACGTCGTAAGCGTCGCCCTCAGGGGTAACGCCGGCAGTCCAATCCTTGCTCGCGGTGTAGGCACACGAGCATTCGACGAGCTCCGTCCCGAGCCGCCCGATCGCGTCGGCGTCGGCGATCTGCAGGGCAGCCCGAACGAAATCGTGCGCGCCCCGCCGCTCCGTGGTGGAGTCCTGCGCGCGCACGACCCCGACCGCGTGTTGACGCCACGTCGCCGGGGAAACGCCCCCGTCGGGGTGCCCCACCGTGACGGGGGCGCCGGCGTAGTCCGCGACCCGGACTTCGTCAGGGGGGCGATAGGCCCGGACCGGCGACCCGTCCGGCCGCCGGTAGAGCTGAACGCCGGAGCGCCCGATCCGCGCGGGGACGACGACACCTCCGCCCGGGGCGGCCTTAGCCGTGCCTAGTCGGGCGGTGTCGATGATCACACCCCGGGTCTAGCACGGCCGTTACGTAACGTCAAGGGCGCCTGGCACGGTCATTGCCAAGGCGGGATCACGGGACTGGATCGGTCGAGCTGCCAAATCGTCGTGGCCTCGCTCCGAAGCGCCCCGCGCGGGCCGTAGGTGCGGGTCGTCACCCGGATCGCGCGGGCGCCGGCGAGCATCGCGGCCTCTAGCCGGTGCCGTCCGTCGAGGAGCTCCCGGCGGCCGTCATGATAGACGGCGACGACGATCGGATCCCGCGCGAGCGCGGCCGCGGTGACGTCGCTTGCACCGGCGAGCTGCGCCCGCGCGTAGTCCCGGGACTCCGGGCGCATCCCCGTGCGAAGGTAGCCAAGCGCCGCAGGGCGGAGCACCGGCGCGCGCAGGATCGAGGCTTCAAGCTTGATCCGGTCGAGCAAGCCGAGCGGCGGGATCGCGGGCGGCGCGGGGGGCGCGGCTTGCGCCGGCGCTTGACTTTTAGCAAAAGCCGCGGGCGCGGGCGGCGCAAGCCGCCGCGCGGGCACGGGGGGCGCGGCGACTTGCGTTCGGGGTAGCGCGGACGCAAGGGGAGGCGGGGGCTTCGGCGCTCGGGGCTTCGGCGGGCGCGCCCGTGGCGCGGCGGCACGAGCGCGCGCGGGCTCGGGGGCGCGCGCGATGTCCCGCGGATCGATCGCCGTCTCGAGCACGGGATCGGCGTGGCAACGGCATTGATAATCCTCGCCGGGGTTGTGCGTCCCCGTCCCCGTCTCGGGGGGATCGTCATAGCGAAACGTCTTGCCGTCTAGCGCGGCGTGAGAGGGCCGCACGGTGCCATCCCCCGACGAGCGCCACACGTACTCAACGATCCCTAGGCTTTCATGCTTCGCGCGCGTGACCGCCGCGGCGAGCTTGAGCGTCTGATCCCGAGCCCAGAAACGCGCCCGCGCGCGGGAGACGTCGGCGACCTCGAGGAGCTTCGCCGTCAGGTCGTTTACGTGTAGGTTGCCCCACTTTTTTAACGCCCCGTCGAGCCGCGTCTTCGTCTGCTCGCCGACCGTCGAGATCAGGGCGACGTTTCGCGACCGAAACGCTTCGAGGAGCTGCGCGCCCCCCGCGGCGCGCGCGCCCTGGATCCGTTCGATCGTCTGTAGTTCCTCGTTTACCGAGGACTCGATCGACCGCACGGCTTGATCAACGAGCTCCGCCGCGCGCCGGCGCGGAGCCGCGTCCTGGACTAGCCCCCGGTGCCGGGAGAACCAGTCCCGGATCGCGGCCTCAACCGCCAGGGAGTAAGCCGTCTGCATGGCGCGGAGCGCCGCGGGGGGAGCTCCTCGCGAGCGCAGCACCCGGCGCGACCGGCGCGGCTCACGCCTCGGGGTCGGCGTCGTCACGGGCCTCCGGGTCGTCCGCCGCCCCCGGAGTCACGGGCGCAGCCCCGGGCGCCGCGGGGGGCGCCGCGGCGAGCGCCGCCATGCGCTCCGCTTCGGCCTCTCGCTCTTCCGTTTCCGCGGCTTCGAGCTCTAGCCGTTTCTTGGCGAGGTCGATCCCGAGCTCCTCGGCGCGGTTCGTCGCGATGTCCAGCGGGGAGAGCACGCCCATATCCCAATAGAGCTTGTCCGTGTCGGCGTCCGTCTTGCGCAACGCCGACCGCTCCGCTTCGGTCATCTCGCGGATCGGTGGAAACTCTAGGACGACCGGCGCGCCCTTGATCCAAGATAGGAGCCGCGTCAGCTTCGGCGCGACGCTAGCCCGCTGATAGACCGCGACGCGATCGTCAAACTGGGCCCGGTCGTTCTCCCCCGTGGCGCTAAGGCCCGCCGGCTCCTGTCCGAGCAGGATCGCGACCGGGATCTCGGTCGCCCCGGAAACCTGCAGAACGGCCTGCTCTAGGATGTTCGCGACGCTCGCGAAAGACACTTCTGTCCTAGTGAATTCCTCATTCGTCGCGGCGTCGAGGAACACGGTTCGGGCGACGCTCCGGCCTTGGGTCATGAGCTGCATCCTGGCCTGTACCGCGGCCTGGTCTTTCTGCCCGAGGAGCCCGATCAACCCTTGAAGCTTGAGCACCCCGATCGATGCCTCGTCGAGAAGGTGTCCCACGCTTTGCCACGCCGTATCGTAACGCTTGAGCTCCTCGATCACGGGGTCTAGGACGCTAAGCCACGGCGTCAAATCCGACCGCTTCGAGCGCGCGCGGGGGGAGCCCTCGCAGTAGATCGCCCGCGAAGCGTGGAAGGCGTAGCCCGCGCGGTTGTGGTCGCCTTGCACCGTGTAGGAGATCGGTTGCCCGAACCGCGGATCGTTGGCGTCCGTCACGCGCGGCCCGGGCCGAAGGTCCGTCCACCTAACCACGTCGAGCCAAAGGATCTCTGACCGGGGCCCGGGCTCGGGGGCGGGCTCTAGCGGGTCGCCGAAACGGAACCCGGGGATCAACACGGCGCCGCCGCTTAGCCGGCCCTGAAAGAGCGCCTGAGCTAGCACCCCGTGCGGGTAAAGGTCGGTGGCGTTCAGCCTATCCCACGCCGCCCAAAGCGGGGCCGCGTCGGGTAGATCCTGGATCTCGGGGCGCTTCCGGAGCGCGTGCTCCGGGATAACTTGCACGACCCGGCGCGAAAGCCAGCTTGTCTCGTAGATCCCTTCGTACTGATCCGCCGTCTGCGTGGTCGATGCGCCGACCACCCAAAGCGTCGACCGGAGCTTGTCCGCGGTCGTCCCGAGCCCGGTTAGGACGTTTTCCCAGCCGTCGGCAAGGATCTCGCGTATGGTCACGCGCCAAGCCTAGCACGCCGGGGCGCGCCTGTCACGGGCGCGGCGGCACCCACGCGGCGGGCGCAGTTAACGCGGCTCGGTTACGCTCTCGGACAGCCTCACACTCCCGATCGTAAGCCGTTATTCGCTGCTTGATCAAGATCTGTAGTAGCGCCAGATCCTCGATCGACAGAGGGATCAGCAGCTCTGCCAGAGATTCCAGCCGGAAAAGCCGCTCGCACAAAACGCGCCGCTCCTTCGGTGGCAAATCGATCGCCGTTGCGAACACCTGAAAGCCTTTGTCTTCGGCCACGGTCGTTCCTTTCTGCTAGCACGCGGGGGGCCCGATGTCCCGCACCGGGCGGATCACGGTAACCGTTTCTCCCCGGCCCACTAGAATCGGTGAAAGCCATCGAAGCCTAAGCACCTGCTCCCCGGTTCGGGGACCCGTCCAAAACGAATGCCAATGCGCCGCCCTCACGTGAGCCCGCGGCGCAGCGTGCGTTCCCCCAGCGGCTTCCGCTGCCTCGCTCCGCGCCTGCCGCAAAGCCGCGCCAATGCGAACCCCTACATCCCACTCGACGGCTTGCGTAGGGCAGTCTTTGCGCTGCCGAATACGCCGCGTGGAAGGATGCGCCGGATGCGCGTCCGGCAAATCTACGTCTTCCGCGCAAAGATACAGCAACAGCGCCAGGCGCCTGCCTAGATTCGCTGTAATAAACGAGTCCCACCTAGCCTGCGTCGAGGGTTTCCACGCGGGGCTCGGCAAGCCCCGCGAAGCGGTACTCGCCGCGTCGTGCTTTTTTGCGGCTGTTTCTACGGTGTCCGACAAATCTACAAGCTGTTCACCACAAGGCATCCAAAAAGAGGGGCCGTGCTCGTCTGCAATAGACCAGACCAGGGGAATTAGGCGTAAAACCGGCCGGCTATCGACTTGATCGAGCAACCACCAAAATCCCGCCGCGTAGTCCCAGGCCGGATCTCCTTCAACAAAACCACTCCAGGCGGGCAATCGGAGGAGATGCTCGGCAGGCAACAGCCCTGAAACAGGCGTCTTTAGTAGCGCCTCTTTCAGCGTTACATCAAATCGATATATACTGCGGGTTGTGCGCCAAGCCGACAACATTGACAGTGTTTCCGCGTTCTCCGACAACCCGCGCAAGCGATCACTCTTCGCGGCGCGCTCCGTCGGTACATAGACCCACGGAGGATCCGCCGGATCGCGGAGCCGTTCCACGTCAAACCAGAAGTTCGGGGCCCTTGCGGATACCTGTTTCAAAAACTCGTCGGGTGCGGACCTCATTTTGCTAGCCTCCCCCGCGCGCTGTCCGAACGCAAGGAAAATCGTCACGGGCGCCGGAAGAAATCCGCGAGCCCCGCGAGCTGCATCCGAGCGATCCCTCCGGGCTGATAGAGGTAGTCGAGCGCCATGGTCGCCGTGTCGACGCGGTCGTTAGCTTTCTGGCGCGGGAACCGAACGAGCTCCCCCCGCCACTCTTCCGCCCACGCCGCACGGGGGATCCAGAGCACCCCTGATTCGACGCGCGCGGAATGCCGGCGCGCGCGATCCTCCTTCGAGCCGTGCGGTTCCCAAGGGGCGATCGCGGGCACCAGCTCCCGGAGCTCAGAAATTAGGTCGGTCCCGCTCGCCTTGTCTTCGACGAGGACGGCGATCGCGCGCGACCACGGCTCGGCGCCTTGCGCCGCGACGAAGACCGCCCGCGCCTCGGGGTAGTTCCAGCGCCCGATCCTCTCGTCTACCAGGTAGAGCCGCTTAGTCGGATCGTGCCACGCGAAGAGCACGCCGTGCACGCGCGAGCGGGACTCGACCGCGACGCGAGTTCCCCGGTCCTTCCCCTTGAAACCGAG